ATTCAATATCTGTAGTGGGGACAAATCAGGATAGGCCTCGTTTGCTCTAATACCAGCTTCAAAATCACTATATGTAACACCGTCAAATAATTTATAATATTCTTGGTTTTGAACAAACTCAACACCTTCAGGCGGTAACGTATCTATATCCACCGGGCTTAAACTTTTAATAACATTCTCACTAGCAATTCGATGCGCGGCGGTATAGTTTCTACCAATAGGTTCAGGATCAAACTCGCCAAACTTTTCACGATATTCATTTATCGCATTTTCCATTTGACCTACAGATTTACCCTGCCTAGCACCTTCGGCTATAAACGCATTATAAGTTGCCATACTTATCCTATTTTTGTTTTGTAATTAACTCTAACTGCTCAGGTGGTACTTCTTCTGTTATGGATTGATCTAGGATATTTCTTATTCCCTGTCGAACAGAAGTTCCAAAAGTTTCTCTTCTAAACTGCTTGTACTCTTCAACTGTTGGTTCTGGATATGCTCTTTTAAATTTAATATAAGACGACATAGCATTATTCATAAACACTAAAAGGTTTTGGTTTGGAGTGAGATTGCCAGCAGCTCTAACCATCTCCTCAAGAAAGTCACCACCCTTGTCGTCAAAAGTAATAGATGTAGTTTCTACACCCCCAACAGAACCATACATTGGAGAAAAGGCTTTACCTCCATACACCTCTACAACATCTAAAGGTCTATTTTCACTAGTCATTTTTTCCATTTCTTCAGTCATCATCACAAATAATAAACTCTGAGCTTGCGGGCTAAGGTCTTTACCAATCTTAAATACTTCATCATATTTAAGTTTACCATCACCTTTAAGACCACCTCTTCGTGTAAAGAATTTACTAATAGCTCCACGTTTATAAACACTTTCACCTGTAGAAAATCTACTTACTAAATCAGCTACTATAACTGCATCTGCATTTGAATCTTTATTAGCAATTAGTTCTGATGCAACAACTTGTTCTTGTTTTTTAACAATAACCTCATCTAATGCATCTCTATCAACTTCAGGCAACTCATCCCTTATTTCTAAATATTTTGCATAATCAAATTCACCCGCAACTAGTATATCAACAACATCGTTTTTTGCTGTATTTATTTGTTTTACAACATTACCCGCTAATTCTTCCGTAGTTGCTTCTATGGCTACATTAACCTGAAAGCCACCAGCAACAGAAAGACTACCAATTTCCTCTTTTACTTCTTCTAATTTTTCTACTCGTTCAGTATAGGGAATATCACTATTAGCAATAGCTTCAACCTGTGCTAGTTTAGATGAAACAAGAGCTTCCTCAACGGCAGATTTTGCAATATCATCACCTACAATATTACCTAGGCTATCTGTTTTTTGTTTTAAAACTTCATCTTGCTCTGGATTCTTACCAAAACCAAATATAGAAATATGGTCTGAAATACCTTTTTGTAGTTTATTTCTAAAATTATTCAAATCAATAGTTTCAACATTCGCAAACTCTGCGCCTCTAATTTGCTCTACATCATAAGCAAAATTTTGTTGCGCTATATTAAGAACTTCTGGTGAGTAACCAGAATTAAATGTTTCGTTTTCAAAGTCAACCATCATAGGTTCATAAACTTTTTGATATACATCCTTATAGTTTACACCGCTTTGTATTGCATTAGCTTTTGCAGATTCTAAATCATTTTTAAACTTTAACATTCGTGTGGTATAATCAGCTTTATCTGAATCATCTTTTATCTTTTGTTTCTTTTCAAAGTAACCTTGAGCCTGATCGCCAAGTGCGCTAGCAATAGAAGCTATTTGAATTTCATCTGAGCCTGCCGCTTGAATAGCTAATCTAGGATCAACTTGCACAGCGGTTCCCTCGCCGGAAATACTTACTTGTGGTTCATATCTTTTAAGTGAAATAGCCATAATTAAAATCCATATTTTTGTAATGGGTTATAAAAATTATTATAATTTAAAGGTTGACCAAAACCTGCCATTTGATTTGGATTAACAGGATTAGAAATAGAATTTAAAAACGAAGAGTCTTTTGCAACTCTACCAGCGGTTGGAGTTAATTTACCTTGTGCATAAGCACCAGCAGCTCCAATTACACCACTTATTAAAGCTTGTCTGCCCTGGCTTTTATATTGTTCTGCTTGCATATTACCCGAGTAAATCTGTCCTAACGCTTGATTTTCACCACTAATTCGCGCAATATCTGATTGACGTTGTATTTCTAATAAATCAAGTTGCATATTTTTAGCAGATTCAATTAGACTTAGCAAGTCTGTTCCCGTTTCTAATCCACCACGACCCGCAACACTCATACGTTGTTGGGCTTTAATTTCACGTTGTTGTTTAGCTAAACGCTTGCCTTTAAATTTTAAAGCATCACTCTGCGCTTTTGCATTTGCTCTTGTTACAGCGGCATTGTATTGAGCCATAGCTTTTGCGGCCTTAGCTTTTTTTCTAGCCGCACTTGAACCTAACAAACCTCCAACCAATGAACTTCCTACTGAAATAGCAAGTGGTAAAGCCATTTTACGCACCCTCCGCATTAACGTGCGTTGCTATACTTAATACCGTCATTGGGTATGGTAAGTCCTGCCGCACTTCTATTAGTTTTTCACGTTCATAATCTGAACCCACAAAGAATCTCTGTTGTCCAGTTTTCAAATCAATAACCTGCCCGGATGAATCTTGTGTATCTGCTACAGGGAATGTTGTTAGTTGTCTCCCAGCTTCACCAACCTTAGCACCCTTAGTTTTAAAGAATCGTACAATAATCTTAGCTACAGCTTTGACTCGGCTTTGTGATAACTTATTGACAAGGCTGGGTTCGATAGGCATAGGACGTAACGTAGAGGTGTAGGGCAACCCAACCAGTAAAGTGTTGTAGTATTCATTTGTTGTAATTTTATTGCTGGATACTGTAGCTTCTTTTATAAACGAACCATCTCCAACAACTTGAACCGTTTTGCCCTCAAGGTGATTTAGTTCTGTTACTTCATTGTAAACAGCTTGTACTGTTGCACCAGAGCCAAAGCTAAAGTTATAACCATTAAGTACAGTTGAACCAAGAGACTCTTCCCACCACGGAATATTAATCCTATTTAAAGGATTTAAAACACTACTGCTTAAAGTGTATTGATTGCCAGTTTGTCCTTCTAATAAATCCCAATGGTAATTTTGACCATCAGTTGTAGATAATATTATTTCAGAACCTTCGTCAGAATCTTCTAATACCCATTTATATTCACGATATATTACAGGGTCGCCTTCAGGTTCACCGTCAACGATTTTCTCCCAAGAGTTTTCTCCCAAATCAACTAAATTCCAGTTCCCAGAATATATGTCTGAGCCGTCTGCAATAATATTTTGAGCAGTATTATATCGAATGTATGCAGAGTCATCTGTTGTTTTTATTTTAAATGTGTTAGTAGTGCTATCAGATACTCTATATGGTGTTTCATTTAGCTGACTAGATATAGTTCCAGTAAGCTCTACAAAGTCACCATTTGAAAATCCGTGTGAGTTACTTGTTACAACAATATCAGCAGTAATATCAGAAGAGCTAATAGATTTAGCTGTACCGCTGTCCAGTTTTTTACCAGAATCTACATACCAGTCTAAATCTTTGCGAGGATGAAACTTCTCAATACAGTATTTGCTATCTCGTTTCACACAAGCCCATACAGTATCTTCACCACCGTTATGAATAGATGCCGCACTATAATACTCACCGTCAGTATTTATTCTAGCCCACCCACGAACTTGTTGACCCCGCTCATAGGTTAATACGCAAGCCTCACCGTTTTCTTTTATGCACCAAATAAACTGGTTAGGTTGCTTTTGAACAAACATCTCAACAATACCAGAATCAGTAATGTCTTCGCTGATTAGGTTAAGATCGTTACCAACAAAGGTATCCTCACCCTGCGAGTAAACTAACTCACGCAACTTAAGTCCGTCACGTTGCACATATACAATAACATCGTTAGCTACTTCAGCTTGTAATGCTGCGGAGCCATATGCGTTTTCTACCAATGTAGTAATGTTGTTCTGTGTGATTAAAGAGTCACGGTCTGCCGAGCGAATAGATACTGCTGTGCCTGCTGTACCCAAGAATAAGTAACGTTTACTCTCTAGCCACTTGGGTTCTTCTGGTGAATCAATTGTACGCTTAATGGCATCAGTCGATAGCGTGCCGGGTAGGAAGTTAAATATCTCACCAAATACAGAAGCAAAAATATCTGCTGGTTGATCTTTAGAACCTGCCATCCATAGTCTGTTTTCAAAAAATTCTGTAGCAGGGCAAAACCCACGATAGGTAGAAAATGCACCCTCAGACCAATGCAAGGTAGCTACAGGGTCAGCTTCACCACCTTGAATCATAGATACTATAGTAGCGGTTGCTGTAGTAGCATTTGTTACAGCAGTAATTTTTACTACACCTTTATGATAAATATTATCCGCTTCTAAACTAAATTCAAGGTTACTATTATTAACGGTAGAATAAGCAACTTGCAATCTTGTATTAGCACCCTCTGGATGATCGGAAGCATATTTAAAGTTTCTTGCTGTACCTGTACTTGTGTCGCAAATAACTATATAAGGAATAAAAGACGCACCATCTATTGAACGCTCAATAACTATTGATCCCCTCCAAGTTCCATCAGTTTCAAAAGCCCAATTAGAAAAGCTAACGTCTAATGGGTCACTATCACCTGTTACATTATTGCCAACAGTTTCTCCAATTTCTTTTTTGTCTGCGTCACGAATATGATCGATAGCCCAATGCGAGCCAACGTGACCCGCATCAAATAAATCTGCACTAGCTGTTAATGTAGTTGTACCTGAATAAACATCATTTGGTGCAGATGGGTCAATGGTAGTAGATGTAATGTTTTTTTCTTGTAACGGAGGATAAACAAAAGAAATTTCTTCAATAGAAAACGTAGGGGTAATTGTATCCCTAGTAAGAATCATTGTTTCTTTTGTAGGACAAGTAAGAATTAATGTATCGTACTTGCGGTTAAACTGAATCTGTCGTAGTTCTGTACTAGTATAAGCAGGTACGGTTCCTGTTACATTAACTACTTGGTCAACACCTGAGTCATCTGTGTAATGTACTTTAGCGTAACTTGTACCTAGCTCTATAACAAAACGAATGTCACTAGAAAAATCAAACTCAATCATACGAGCTGGGTTAGTACCATCAGTCCCCGCAAACTGCACAAACTCTGTACCAGCCCGACGTTCTACACCGCCCTGTGGTAATACAAAAAAGTTGTCAAGATCACGACAACCAGTCTTGTAAACTTCTAGGTCATTACGACCATCCATCTTCCGAGATATTTCACCCGCATTGAACGCTTGTGTGTAATTAATAGCCATTATATTATTGGGGATTGGTTATAGCGTGAAAGTATAAAGTCGCTCTCTTCCATCTCCCAATACTTATTCTCTAACGTATCAACGCTACGGGCTTGTGGAAGTATTACGTTGTTGTATTCAGAAATTAAATTGTTTTGCATTACTTGATCGAGCTGCATAGGAACAGCTAGCTTAATGGCTAGGTTCTGCACCACGGCTTGCGTCAGAAACGCGTCTAACGTGTTTACATCTTCAGGTAGGTGTACATAGCACAGGTAGACAGTTTCGTAGTCACAGAGGATTGTGCGCCCTTCTACGACCCATTCT